CTGCGCCGGCACAGGTCATGACGGTGTCGGTAATAGCGGTAATGATGAAGGTGCCGTTGTTGCCGGCATTGGTGAAGCCGCTGGTGATGACGTTCATGCCGACTGCGAAAGGGGATCCTTTTTTCAGGAATCCGCCGGCTGCACAGGTGAAGGTCTTGCCTGCGGCGGCGACGGCTATGGAGACGTTATTGACCGCGGCGATGACACAGTCGCGAACCATCCCCTTGAATGTGCCGGTAACGATCTTTTCCGGGGCAATGTTCAGGTCGAAGCCGTCGAGGACGCCGCCGTTGTAAAGCTCGTAGAGATTTGCCGGCGGATTGCGGTCCTCGAAGCTGCGGCTGCGGGCGATATTGCCGACCTTGAGGACATCGATGGCGGTTTTTACCGCCGAGCCGACCCCAACCTCATCAGCTAGGCCGGCCGCAGCGGCGCACGTGATGACCAGGGCTGTGACGTTGGTAATGATGAACGTGCCGTTATTGGCTGGTGTGGCAAAACCGCTGGTGACGATCTGCTGGCCAATGGCGAAACCATCGGTGAGGAAAGAGCCGGCAGCGCGGGTGAAAGTCTTGCCGGCAGCGGCTACGGTGAGGGCTACCGCGACCTGGGCGAGCGGCGTCCAGGTGCCCCCCAGAACCTCTTCGAACATTTCGTCGAAGTCACCGTAGGAAAGCTGGAAGGGGATGGAGAAATCCCCTTTCTTGTTGCCGTTGCGGGATTTCCGGGTCATGCGATCGGCATGCTGCTCGTTGTTCTCGATCTGGCCGGGCGCGACCTTGATGCTGTACTCCTTGAGCGCCCTGACTTCGACCATGGTCGGATTTGCCGGCGTTTGGCCGAAAACGGTTTCACGAACCGAGGTCAGTCCTTTGGTACGGGCTGTAAATGGCATACGGACCTCCTAATGTCCTTTTTTGTTGTAAAACTTGACGCCGTAGACGGCTTTGGCGTCCTTGGTGCCGAGCAGCTGGATAATTGCGGGCCAGAGTCGGCCCTGGCCAACGTCGAACCGGGTCAAGCCGCCCTTATCAATCTCGCTGTCCGGCTCGTGCAGCGCCACGAGTTTGCCAAGCAGCCCCAAGCTCTGCAGTGCGCCGGCTTTGCGGTTGCTGCGGTCCTCGGTCATGACCAAGAGCGTCCAGGTGTCTTCGTGGGGCGGCAGTTCACCGCGGATGGTACGGGATTCGTCGAATTCGGCGACGCTGAAGAGGATATGCACCGACGGCAGTTGATGCATATTCTCCAGCAGATCCTTGACGTCCCCCTGCCAGATCCCGACGGTGCGGAATATCCCCATGTCGGTCAGGCGCTGTTCGATTTTTTCGATGATGGGGAGGAACATCACTCAGTACCTGTCCAGCACGTCTTTAGAAAACATCGCTGTGCCGGTGGAGACCTGCAGCGTTTCAACCGGCGTTTCAGCGGCCGGGCTCTCGATCTCGGCCGCCCCGAGCTTGACGTCACCCTTCTGGATCAGCTTTAGCGTGGCGGTGGCCGAGGCGTAGCGATCGGCGATGGTTTTCGGCACGTCGAATTCCGGCTTGAGGGCATAGAACCCATAAGCATAAACGTCGAGTGCCAGCTCAGGGATCAGGTCTGGAACCGGATTGAGCGGCAGCTGCAGCCTGCCGCGCAGGAAGCCGTCGATGTAGGCATCGCCGCCGGATATTACGCCGGCGGCGGTTTCGTCATCGATCACGCCAAGCCCCGCTTCATCCGTCAAAGCAATCAACTTCGATTCCGGAATCCGCAGCTTTATGACCTTTTCCAGGGTGTTGTAAGACATATCAGCGGCGCCGTCCGCAATGGGTCAGGTTTCTGCTGGCAGCGGAATAAACGTCCAAGGCAGCCCGCGAATACGCAGCCCCTCCTTCATTGGTCATCTTGAAGTTAGGGCCAACAGCCACTTGGGTCCCATCGAGTTTCCATTTGACAGGTTCAGCTGCGCCGGCGGCCGTCACGACTTCAGCTTCGTACTGCATATAGCCGGTCATGGTCGTCGTGTTGCCGAAGGAGCCCTTGGTCATGGCTTTGGTGACACAGCCTGAAGCGCCCTTGGTCGGGGCCATGCTGGTCACATTCTGGATCGGAACGGCGGGCCGCGATGTTGAGTCATACGGTATCTTGGTGCCGGCCATGGCGGCGACCGCAATGGAAGCAATAAGCAGGATGCTCAGGAAAATAGTTCTATGTTTCATGGGTTTCCTCCTGAAGGGGCGGGAGTCCCGCCCCTTGGATTTTTATGGTTTTACTCGGCCGATTCGGTAAGTTCCGTCCGGCGCTTTTCGATGGCTTCCAGTATCGCGGTACGGGTTTCGCCTTCGGCCAGTGTGTCGAGATCGGCAGGGTTGTGGGTGTTTGCTACGACCCCGAGGTCGATCACTTCCAGTTCCTTCTCACGCTTGGCGATCGCGTTAATGACCCCCTGGCGCTCATCTCCCCTGAATTTGGCGAGGTCGGCGAAAATGGCGACTGCGATCAGTTTGCCGGTCTCGGTCACATTAAGCGGAGTTTGTGGTCCGGGAGCTGCTCCCTCTTCACCGGTTGTCTCCTTGACCACACCGAGGTCGATCAGCCTGCGGGCTTCCTTTTCGTCTTCCAGGTCAAACTGCTCTCCCGGGAAGAAAGGGGTCTTACGTAGCTTGGTGTCTACGTTATATCCGGGTTGGACTTCCAGTCTCATGACTTACCTCCCCTTAGCAGACGGTCGCGAAGATGATGCATTCGGGCTGGAAAAGGACCGGCAGCGGCCGGGATTCGACCTTGACCCAGCGGCCGGACGGATCCTCTTCTTCCCAGGCCTTGGAGAAGAAGATGTTTGGATCCTTGCCGGTACCGACGCCCGCTTCGTCTTTCAGATCTACGGTGGGTGCGTACAGCTCGGCAGCCGTGTCCGGTCCGATGCCGATCAAGACGAAGGCGTTGGCAGGAACCATATCCACAATATTCCCGTCCTTGTCCTTGTAGCTGCCAAAAATCTCTTCGATCTGAATGCTGGCCAGGAAGGCAATGCGCCCCTCTTCGGCGATCTGCTTGCCAGCGGCATACTTCAGCTTGTCGCCGATCGCCTCATTGCCGATCAGGGCATCCATAGCGTCAGAGCCGCAGATGGCGACAAACTTGTCGACGGCTACGCGCTGACCAATGTACTTCTTCCAGGCACGGAGGTTGACAAGCGGATCCACTCCACCTTCATTCCATTTCTTGCCGGCGGCCAGGACCGGCTTCTGAGCGGCCGGGAAGTTATAATCGACAATGACTTCGCCGCTCTCGTCGACAACCTGTCCAGAGAGGCACTTGACCGCCATGAACTCACGGGTCCGATCGACGTCGCCTCTCATGTCGAACTGCTCGTCGGCAACCTTCTCCTTCATCAGTTCCACGCCCACCTCACCGGCCTTCCGGGCAGCATCGAGCTTATCGGCACCGATAAAACGCTTTTCGGAAAACCGGGGAGCCTCACAGGTGACCGTCTTACGCTTAACCCCGTTGGTGACCTGTGCGGCGTCTGATACGCGGAGGTTCTTGAGGATACGCTCGTTGCTGGCCTTGATGTCCCAGGCGAACATGCTGGAGAGTTGGCCTTTCTTGCGACCGAATACCAGATCAAGGACGCGGGTGGTAAATGGCCGCATTTTGTTGACTGCGATGGTCAGGACGCGGGTCTTAAAGATCTGATCAAGGGAGACGGTGCCGGCAAAGAGCAGAACACCGGCTCCTTTGCCCGCGGCCGGAATAGCGGCGAACGCCGCGAGCGGGAACAGCATGACGGCCAGAAGCAGGAGCCCCAGCCAGATAGAAAGCGTTGAGAATCTGAATTTCATTGATTTACCTCCGAAGGAATTTAATTGCTGTTAAAGGAAATAGAGGCCGCGAGCTTCGAGAGCATCCTCGGCAGCTTCGGTGAGCCCGGTCATGTTGTCCTTGACGTAGGCCCCGCCTCCCAGACCGATGATCGCTTCGACATCGACGGCAGCGGCTGCGGCGTCTTCCAGGAGTACACCGACAGCGGTCCGGCTTCCGTCATCGGCGTCGCCGATCAGGGCGCGCTTGAACTTGCGGCCGACGGTAATCCGGCCGACGATGGTGCCGGCGACCAGGTCGTTGCCGGCGGCGATGGTGACTTTCTTGCGGACCACGCCTTCCTTGGCGATGATCCCTTTTTGCAGAAGTTCATACTCTGTCATGAAAAAACCTCCCTGGGGATCTTCCCCGGTTTATTTTTGCGGCGTATTGTAGGACGCCATTTCCGTGGCCAGCTTTTCGTCAGCGGCGAAGTCAGAGTTCTTCTTCCCTTCTTCCTCGGCCGGCTTGACCATCTCCTTGAAGAGCGGGTGGGTAGAGAAGTCGGAGATGAATCCCTTAAACCAGTCGAGCGGGGCCTGCTTCTTGGTGCCGTCGCCGGCGGAGAACTCGAACTCGCCGCCCTGGCTGTCGAGCTCACTCATGAAATCGACCAGACCCTTTTCCTTCCAGGCGGGCAGGATCTTGCCGTCGCGGATCCCGGCCTCTACGAAGTCGGAGATATCCTTTTTCCTGGCCGTCTTCTGCGAAGCAGCAAAGTCGGACTCGCCTTTCTCCGCCCGTTTCTGAAAATCGTTTTTCTCGCCCTCGAGCTTCTGGTTTTTTACCTTTTCTGCGTCGAGCTGATCCTGCAGCTACTTCAGCCTTGCATCCATAAAATCCTCCTGTTCCTGTTCGTTAAAGTCGTAATCGGTGGAATCACTGTCCGCTGAAAACTCGATATCCTTCAGCCCGGCAATGGCCGGGGCGGCTGCGCCGAGAAAACCGACATGGCCAAGGGTTCCGTCGGGAAGCACGCGAATCGACCGCTTCTTCCACCGACCCTCCTTGACGCCGGTTGAAAACTCTTCCGGAACCTGCTTGAACTTGGCCAGCACAGTAAGACCGACCCGCTTCAATTGATCGACCCATCCGTAGGCAGGGGCCGTAGCCGTGGGGTGTCCGATGACGACGGGCGCTTCGTAGTTCGCAGGATTGTAGGAGCTGACCATGTGATCGAGGCTCGCCTCGTTCCAGTCGCGGGTGCGTCCCTTGCTGTCAGTCTGCTCTCCGCCTTTGAAGATCTCGATCCATTGCCCGTTCATATTCTGGCCTCCCCGATGGCTATCGCCGCGTTGGCGGTCATGACTGCTTCGCGGACTTTACGGATTGCGGCGGTCTGGTCTGCGCCGGTAGGAGTGGTGTCGAGGATAAGCAGCGCGAACTCCTTGCCTCCCTCCCGCAGCCGGTTGTAACGCTCCACCTGGTCCCCCTTGGGCGGGTGGTAGCTGAAAATGTTGTCGATATCTGCTTTGGTCACGTAGCCCTCCCTGTTGTCCGGTGCAGTGCACCGTACAACACTTTCAATTAGCTTCTCAGTTACGACCCCGTAATTTCATCCGCTGCCTCTTTTTGAAACCGTCTTAAAACCATCTTTAATCGCCTCGACGTTTTACGATCTCCCCTTCAAGCGAGTATCCGGTTCCTTGAAAGACTTAAACAAACGTCGGGCAAATTTGCGCGTTTTACCCGCCGGTCAGAAATACGGCTGCAGCGGCCTCGATTTTGCCTATCCCCTCGCCGCTGATTTTCATGAACTCACGCTGCGGCATGTGGATCCTGTAGCCCATGGAGAAGCGGAAATAGTCCCGCGTCCGCTTATGGCTGCTCTTGGCAAATATGGCCAGGTTGGCTTTCAAACCCTCGCTCCCCTGGCGCAGCAGGTTGCCTTTGGCGTCGGTTCGCAGCCTGGTTGTTGAGCTGTATGGCTTGCGCTCGATGTCGCCGCCGAAGTTATGGATGGCGGCATATGCGTTGTTGGTTGCCACCCCGGCGCTGCTCCCGTCGATAAACGCCTGGATTGATGCCACCAGGATCCCCTTGTCAATCAGGGTCTCACCGCCGAACTTCTTGACCCTTTCCGATTCCGGCCACTCCGGATCCCGGCCGCCAGCGAGGAAGTTGGCGGTCACTTCATCATGGATGATCTCCGAGATATCTACCTGCAGCGGCCTGATGTTCCGGCCGCGGGCGATCATCTCGCCGATGATGCGCCTGGCGTTTTCCGTGCCCTGGAGATCGATGCGCTTGATCATTGCAAGAGTCCCCTGATGTCGGCGTCGTACCGGCGCAGATCCGGCTGCCAGCGATCGAGGCCGGGATTGTTGCTCCAGCCGAGGTCAGGCGACATCTCGATCTTCCCTGCCAGGCCGGGGCCGGTGTAGACGGCGACGCGGCCGGTTTCACCACCGGTATGCGGGATCTCGACATCGCGGAAACTGATCTTCTTGTCCTGCACCCAGATCCCTTCGCCATTCTTGATCATGCTTACGGTCTGATCCGATGTGAGCGACCTGACCCGGCAACGGCAGCGCCAGCCGTTGGGTGGGTAGAAGTAGAGCCAGAACGGGGAATCGATCGGGGCGATGACGCCGTGCAGCGCCCGGTGCGCGGGGCGGGTGCGACTGTCCATGACGGCGATATATTGCAGGTTGGGCCGGGCGACGCGGTTCTCCCACTGGGAGTTCCAGCGGCCGGCCATGTACGCGGACTGCATGTTGGCCTGGTAGATGGTCTGCAGGCGGAAAGGAGAGCCGAGTTGTGCCATGCGCAGTTCGCCGGTCTCGGGATTGAGGATCTCCTGCCGCCCCCACCACCCCAGCCGCTGCAGCTCCGGTATCAACTGTTTCGACCAGGTGTTATAGGTCTGGCCATCGGTCAGCGCATTGGTCAGGGAGTCCTTGATCTCCTGGAGGATATCGGCCCGCATGGCCTTCGCCACGGTAAACTCGCGACCGTGGACATCGTCCAGCATCTCGTGCCAGTCGAACGAGAACTTCAGCCCCTTTTCGCCCAGGTACTCGATGGCCTTCTCCGGGGGAAGCCCGAACAGATATGCGAGGTCGATATCGTTCATTCTTCTCCGCTGACCGAGGCACGGCCGATGGCTTCGGCGATGAACATGAGGTTAGAGAGCATCTTGTCCAGGGCAGCGGCGTCCATGTCCGGGAACGCGGCAAGCAGCGCCTGCATGGCGTTGTCAGGGTTGCCGGTCTGCTGCAGCCCTTCGATAACTGGCTTTATGACCGCTGAGATCTGCTTATGCATCATCTCGGGAGTAACCATCTTGATCATGGCGTCAATGGCGGTCTGGTCGGGAAATCCTTTCCCGGCAGAGGCCGCAAATTCCGCGGCCGGTTTGCCCGGTTGATCGGCAGGCTTTGCCGCTTCCAGCTCGAAGTCATCCTCCTGCAATCCGTACTGGCGGACGTAGTAGCTCTTACTGAACTTGACGCCGGTCTCCTTCAGGGTCTTGTCGCGCTCAGCGGTCTCCTTCTTCGGGTCATCCTCCTCGAACCAGATGAACTTCGGTGCGGGGATCCCGGGAGCATTGACCAGCATATAAAGCCAGGCAATCTCCTCCATGGTCTTCTTGACTAGGGTCTGATCAGCCTGGCGAACATCCTCGAGGATATCCTCGTGCACCGTACCCTGGGCGCGGCTGCCACCCTGGTCACTGACCTCGGCGGTAAGCGTCTGGCACATGATCACCTTGGACATCTCGGCGTTCATCTCGTGCACCAGACCTGAATGAATGTTGCCGTCCGAGCCGCCCTTGCCGGTCTCTACCAGCTCCACGGCTCCGCCCTGGGCGATAACGGCCACGGCGTCGCGCACCATGCGGGTCAGGTTGGAGAGCATCTCCTGCTTTTCTGCCGGGGTTGCGCCCACCCGGTGTTTGCCAATCAAAAACGGGATCCCGTATTTCTCGGCCAGGACCGCCCAGAACTTGATGCCGCCCTTCTTGAATGCCACCGGCCAGAAGCAGCGGGAGAGCAGCCTCAGCCCGAAAGGATTGACGTAGGTGGGGAAGTGCCGGCAGAAGACGAACTTCCCGAACGGACATTCCAGCCCGTCCCATGGACTCTGCAGACTCACAAAGCGCGGGTCGTTTTTATCATTGAAGGAAAACCAGCTGGTGGGCTTGGCCTCCAGATCCTTGATAGCCAGACGGCTGTAGTCGTCTGAAGGCGCCCACTTGATCTCCACCGGGGTATTGCCGTAGAAGGGCGCATCGAGCAGGGCGGAAACCAGGTTGTAGAGGTCGACGTTCTCCAGGTCGGCGGCCAGGTTATCCCGCAGCTGTGTGGCTCGGCGGCTCGCCTTTGTTTCGCCGGGTGCCAACCCGGGTGCCCAGCGGAATTCCTTTTTCAGTGTGCCGAGCTTGCGCTGCTGGGTGATGCCGATAAGATGTCCATCGGCGAGGAGACTCTCCAGGATCTCGGAACCGTCGCCCAGTTTGCGCAGGATCGGATCAGGATCGGGAAGGAGCCCCATGAAACCGGACCAGTCCCAGGCGGCCTGCCGGGTGGCGATTTCCTGCTGCAGCTTATCCCGGTCAGGAGCCTCGGAAAATTCAACGTATTCGGTTGTTGATACCCATAGTCCAGCCATCTGTTAGTACCCCTGTGCCATCTGGTAGCTTTCCCTGGGAGAGCCCGTAAGGATTGAATTATCTTCAACCGGCGCCTGCCGGGCCTGCACTGCCAATGCCTTTGCCCAGAAATGGTCGGCATGGCCGGTAGTCTCTTCCCGATCGGCATCGAAACGGAAGTTGCCGGCGCTGGTCGAGATCTTCTTTATCGTGTGGAGGCTGTTGCGGATGGTCGTGTCTGCCGGGATCCGGTCTTTCCGGTCCTCGAAGCTCTTCCGGATCCCGGTAGCCAGTGCCTCTTTATTCTTGGCGGTGAAGGTAACTGCTTCGACCGTATTTTCTCCGAAGATCTCAACTGCTTTTTCAGCGAGGTCCATGCCGATTCCGGTCTCGTCAATACATCCTCGGCGCATCTGGGGAAGTCTAAGGAGCGCAAATAGAACGAGGCGCTGGACGCCAAACGGCTGCTTTCGCAGATCGATAACAGCTCGATTTCTGGCGAGATCACCAATAACCTCGTCAAGCCAGATGATTGAGAGATCTCTTCTGCGGGCGACGTCAAAACCGAGATAGAGCTCTCCGGGGAATAGGACATCAGCAAGGATTGCAGCGCCGGCAATAAACTCCGGAGGATTCTCGTATGATTTGTACTGCTCGTGATGATCAATAGCTGCATTGACAAGCTCCTCGGCCCAGAGAGGCTGGTGATTGAGCTGGATATCCTCGACGCCTTCGATGAGGTCATAAGGGAGCCAGGCGGTTGTCTCATCGATGAATTCGCAGAGGTATTCCTGGTGCCAGGCTTCGTCGTCGGCAAGAGCAAGGCGCAAATCCTCCGGCTCGATCTGGCCGCCGTCTTCATCAAGGAGAACCAGGCCCATAGCAACGGCATCAAAGATATCGACCTTGTGTTTTGACCAGCCGCCGCGCTCGCCCTTGACTTCATGCTCTATACCGAAATAAGTCTGCAGGGTCTTAGCGGTCCAGAGCTCGTAAAACTTGTTTTTCTTCCCCATCGGGGTGGAGATGATCCGGATCTTGTAGCCACGGGTTACGGTGGGGAAAAGCGCTTTCCAAATCGCCCTGGAATCCTTATGGAAGC